GCTTTCTGGAAACCGTTAGTTGAATATTATGAAGGAGTGAAAAATGACAGAAGTTAAACAACCACTGGGCACTGACCCAGAATTTCAAACTTGGCTTAAAGGACTATTGCGCGATGACCTCACCACAAACCTGTGCGTTACTTTCACCAAAAAAGACGGCACAGACCGAGAAATGTACTGTACCCTTGCAGAATCCCTCATCCCAGTTGACAAGCAACCAAAGTCAGGGTTGGAGGAAACGACAAATAGCCCGACTGGTGGATCCGCTTTACGTGTCTTTGACACCGTCACCAACGAGTGGCGATCTTTCCGCTGGGACTCAATCAAAAACGTAACATTCTCGATTGGAGAAACAAATGACTAAAGTATTAACTATCCTGGTCATCGCTTTGATGGTGGTCATCGGTGCCCCTATCGCCTTGCTGTGGGCAGTGAACACATTGTTCCCAACATTGGCTATTCCATACACATTGGAAACATGGTTGGCTGCGTTTATTATCCCTGCAGCTTTTAGATCTGAAGTATCATTTAAAGGTAAGTAATTATGTTCGCAACTGAAGAAGACCGTAAGAAGTTCATGGGCGCTGTCCAAGAGATGAGTAACTCAATGCTTCGTATTGAAGCTGAACGTGATTTGCTCCGAGAGATCGTTAAGGAAAAGTCTGACGAGTTCAAGATTTCTAAGAAAATCATTAACAAAATCGCGAAAACATATCATAAGCAGAACCGTACACAGGTTGAGGCTGAGCACGAGGAGTTCCTCGAGCTATATGATGCTGCAACAACTAAAAAATAACTTTACTTTAATTCAGTCTTAGGGTATAATAACTGTATAAACTGGAGGATTATTCCTATGGCTACTGCAGCTAAAAGACAACAATTAATTGAAAAAGCCGAGCGCATGGCGAAGGGCGTCGAGGTTACTCTCACCGAGGATAACTACAAGTCTGACCTTCTACGTGCGCTCAACTATTACAACACCAATCACGACGACAAAGATAAGAAGAAGTGGTTCATCAGCTATTATGCTAAAGTCGACAAGAAGGTCGCCGTTGAACTACTGAAGGTTGACGAATACCAATTCCGATACGCTGGTATCCTTGCACGCCTACAAGAAGGTGGCTCTGAACTTCAAGAGAAAGAACTAGCGTTCTTCAACGAACGTGTTACATTCTTGAAAGAGCAAGTGGGCGTTCGTCAAAAGTCAGAAGACAAAGCTGACAAGAAAGCTGCAGCAACTGCAGCACTGGTTGCCGCTCAACCGTCTATCCAACAACGTATGGATGAGAAAGCCCATGAACTTGCTGGTGAGATTGAGGGTGCTATTGATGAGTTCGTTACAACTAAGAAGACTGACTTCTCGGCGAAGAATTATCTTTTGGCAAACAACGTATCAGCACCGATCGCAAAACGTATCGGAGACTTCTACGTTAAAACCAGCAAAGAACTGCGAGAAGCAGTTGCAGGTAAAGACCCACAACTCGTTGAAGGATACATGAACTTCAACAAACGTGAGTTGAAGAAGTTCGCTGACTTCATTGATCAGATTATTTCTGACTGCAATCAGATGGTTCAAACTGCCAAGGCTACTCGTGCACCTCGTAAGCGCAAACCTGTACCGCTGTCCAAGCAAGTTGCTAAGGTTAAGTACATGAAGGAATTCGCTGAACTCAAACTGAAGTCAGTGAAGCCTGAAGATATGGTTGACGCCAAAGAAGTTTGGATCTACAATACCAAGTATCGTAAAGTCCAAGTCTATCGTTCAACCGTTGGTCTTGCAATTAAGGGTACAACCCTGATTGGCTTTGATGTTGTTGAGTCTAAGTCTATGACCTTGCGTAAACCCGAAGACTTCTTCAAAGGGTTGACCATGACTAAGCGTCCTCTGAATGCTGCATTCAAGACTTTGAAAACTAAACCCTCTGCGCCAAACGGTCGCATCAATGAGGAATGTATTATCCTCGGAGCATTTTAATGATTCTCGTAGACTATTCACAAGTTGCTCTGGCGACCATCCTAACTTTCCAACGTGAGTTGAAAGGTACTGAAGCAGAAGTTAAGAACCTGATCCGTCACGTTGTTCTGTCCACCATCAAGTCATACAAAAAGAAGTATGGTAAAGAATACGGTCAAATTGTAATTGCGACTGATGGTCGTAAATACTGGCGCAAAGAAGTATTCGAACACTACAAAGCAGGTCGTAAGAAAGCACGTGATGCTTCTGACCTCGACTGGAAACTCATCTTTGATACTATGTCGGAGATTCGCGATGACCTCGCTGAATACTTCCCATACAAGGTTGTTAAGTACGACCGTGCCGAAGCTGACGATATCATCGCTGTGTTGACCGAGTATGTTCAATCGAACGAACTCATCCAAGAAGGTTTGATGGAAGAAGCCCAAAAGGTTTTGATTCTTTCTTCAGACAAAGACTTCAAACAACTGCAGTTGGCTCCATACTCGTCAGGTAATGTTAAGCAATGGTCACCTATGCTTAAGAAGTTTATCACTGCTACAAAGCAAGAGATTACAGACTTCACGATTGAGCATATTGTTAAGGGTGATGCTGGTGACGGTATTCCAAACATTCTATCTAAGGATGATGTGTTTGTTGTTGGTGAGCGTCAAAAGCCTGTAAGTGCTAAGAGGCTCGCTGAGTTTTATGAGAAGGGTATTGATGCCTGCCGTACTGACGAAGAACGTCGCAACTGGCAACGCAATACTACTTTGGTTGCCTTTGATAAGATCCCGAAAGATGTCAAAGACGCAATCGTTGAGGCTTACCTAAATAGCAAACCCACGAACGATAAAATGAAGGTTATGAACTATCTGATTGAACATCGTTGCCGTTTGTTACTAGATGAACTTGAGGACTTTTAATGAGAAAATATGTTACACAAATGCTAGACGAGATCAACGAAGATCCGTCTAAGATTGAATTGTACAAAAACGATGCAGCACTAAGAATTATCCTTATGCATGCGTTTGTACCACAGAAGAAGTTTATTCTTCCAGAAGGTGAGCCACCTTTCAAACCTGCAGCTGAACCAATGGGTATGACCCCAACAAACTTGTTCAGCGAATTACGTCGTATGTACGTCTTTTTGCGAGAAGATTTGACCCCTCTCAAACGAGAGAGTCTTTTTATCTCTCTTCTAGAGGGAGTTCACCCTGAAGAAGCGAAGATGCTAATCGCTGTAAAAGACCAAGAATTGCATAAATTGTATCCGAAAATCACCAGAAAGCTGCTAGAGAAGGCAGGGCTGTTGACTCCGAAGGCTAAAAAAGATCAAGAAATCGCTTGACTTTAATTCCAACTTATGGTATAATATAAGTATGGAAAGTTGAAAAGGATCTTTGTTATGAGACGTTTGATCGTGTTATCCGTGTTTGTTAGTACCAGTGCCATGGCTCTAGACTTTCAAACCGAGTGGGCTAAGTTCGCTGATGATTTTGCTAAACTGAAACCAAAAGCGAGCGTTGTAGTTGATGTTCCTAAAGTCAGCACCGTTGCTGTTCCAGTTGACGATGCTGATATCAAGAAGGTTGACCCCAAGTCACCTGACCGTCTTGGTCTGAGTCTTTCAGATCCCAAGATGCGTGAGCATGTAACCTCGCTATATCAAAAACCTGACACTGTTGTCTATTCAACCACAATTCGTTAATCGGAGATTTATATTATGAAAAAAGTGATTCTTGTTGCCGTTATTACTGCTGCTCTGTCAGCATGTTCCTCTACCAAATTGACTAGCATTGAACCAGTTTCAAATGATGCGGTCAAGTACACCCAAGACTTCGGTAAGGTTGAAGTGACCTTCAACGACAAGGGTGATTGGGAATCTATCAAGTCCTCTGCTACATCGTCAGTACCAATTGACGTTGACGCTGGTCTTGAGCAAGGTATGAACATTGCCACTATGCGTGCAAAACGCAATATCGTTGAGTTCATCAATACTGATTTGAAGTCGTCAAAGACCACTGAGGCTATGACTAACTCCCTCGCTAAGAACATTGCTTCTGGCGACGAGCGTAGCCAAGAACGTGCAGCAAATATTGCTACACAAGTACAAGAGAAAATCTCTGTACAAGCTGATGGTCTGTTGAAAGGTGTTTACGTGACTGATCGTAAAATCTCTTCAGACAAACGCACCGTTGTTGTGACTATCCAAGTGGATAAGCGTTCAATGCGTGCTGCTTCTCAAATCCGTATGGCGATGTCACAATGAAAAAGTTTCTGACGGTTGCTGCCTTGGTGGTGGCAACCACTGCTACTGCGCAGACAACACCGTTATTGACAGTTGTACCAGCAGCGTTGAGTGTTACACAGGTTGCCTCGAACATAATCGACAATTATGAACCAGCACCTGTAACGATCAAAG